CCAAAAAGTACTCTGCTGATTTGCGTCCGAGTTCACTGTCGTCAAACGTCCCACTCTCGATCAACATTCGACCTTCCAGAGCTTGAAAGTCGCATTGACCAATCTCTGCTGTGGGAACGTGATACAGGAGCAGTGGCCCTCGCTGGCTAGACCGGTCAGCCCAATCGACAGCTTCTTGCAGTGCCTTGGTACTGAATATCTCGCCTTCTCTGTCTTTGAAGGCGTTTGCAGAGAATGAGATCCAGCGCGTTGCTCCTGTCCGGTCCTTGAATAGCTTCAGCTCGACTGATTTCTTGCCAGGCTGAATTGTCCTGAACGAGCCTTCTTGAAACTCTCCTGGGTCTGCTTGCCTGAAGCGAAGCGAGTTCTCAGTCTCATCGAGCTTCGCTGCATGCATGCCGTTCTTATCGAGCCAAGCTTTCGCTCGACTGACATCCCAGTTCTGCTTGTCGAAGATCACAGTCTGGACTGACGTCGTCGTCTGTCCCTTCCGCCTGCCTATGACGAACTGAACACCCTGGACTGCTTTGTCGCCAAGCTCGACAGCCTTGTACTCAGGCGGATTCTCGACTCGAGCTGGAAGCTCCTGTGCTGCCTTTGCGATTCGACTAGCTCGCTCAGTCGGGGAAAGCTCATCGTCATTCAAGACGTTGTCAAGAATGCTTCGGAACTTCTCCGTCTGACTAGTAATCTTAGCGGTCTCACTCATCGTCGCAAGGAAGCTATCGACTTCAGTAAACGACTGAGCGTTGCCGTACGGTCGATTCGACGATGGACTCTCAGTTGCAGGACAATCGCACTTGCTTCCAGTATCCTCGATTTTAGGCTTTTCAGCTTTCTCGCCTCGATCAACTACGTTCAGGACTTCTCCCATTCGTCTAAGGAGCTCCTTCATCGAGACTAAAACTGAACTCCCGAGTCGACTTTCCGACTTCAGACCCTCAACGTCTCCTCCTTCTGACTCTACATCGAGTAGGCTGTCTGCATCTGCCATAGTACAGCCCTCCTTTACTTCCATTTGAATGACGTCTTGAACTGACCCAAATGTTTGGGCCAGAGACGTGAAACTACATCTGTAATTGAGATCCAACCACGACGGGCAAGAGCAGATACTTGTCTCTGGCCCATTCCGCCATGACCGCGGTAGCCTTGAACATAGCCTGCATACTCGGTTGGGTTGCCAACTGTTAACGAATAAGGACTGTCCCATCTCAGCGACCACGCACGACCAAGATCTCCTGTTCGCTTGCCACCAGCTCTTAAGCCCGTCTTTGGTGGGCGTGACTTCCACGGCATCCATGGCGGGTAAGTCTGCATGTTTGACTGAACGTCACGTCCGAAGCTAAGTAAAGCAAGTCGCGGAGTATTGAGGTCAGGCTGCTTGAATCGCTTCGGGACGATTGCTTTCAAGTAGATCGGCATCGTCAAGCACCTTTAACTACGACTACAGGTGAGAGGAAGCAACGACATCGTGGGTGAGCTGGTGGCTCAACTGTCTCGATGTCGAATTCTTTGTTGTTGTGATCGCCACAAATACTACAGACCCAAGGATCTCGTACTGATCGCCACGTAACTCGCTTGATGCCGTCTGCTTTGTAAGCAGCTTGGGCTCCCTTAGCGAAGAGTCGAGTCACTTCAGTCACTGCTACGAGCTGAGCTCGCTGAGGGCTAAAGACTTGTTCGAGCTGAGTCACGACGTAACTCGTATCGTAGCCTTCCTTTGTCATCGTTGCTACTGCAGTACGTATTTGCTGTCGACTTGTTGCTTCAATCTGAGCCCACCACTCGTCCATGTACGTCGGCAGGACTTCTTTGAGTAGAATCTGCTGTAGCTCTGTCGGTGGTTCGGCTTTGTAGGCCTCGACGTTGAACTTGAGCCCTGTCGACACTGCATCCGCACCAGCGAGGAGGATAACACCGAAGATCGGGCCCATTCTTTTGAGTGTATCGATCTTGAGTTGGGCCCAGAGCTCGTCAGAATCGAGGTCGGAGAGAGTTTTGTGAGCCGTAGGTTCTTCGATGATGTGTTGGAAGCGACTCTTAGTCAAGACAGTGTTCGCAATGAGTACATTTCTTTCGAACATGGCCTCATTGAACGGCTTCTTAAGAAATTCTCTCTGCATCTTGGGATCTGCAGCCAACTTGCGAGAGACTTGACTCGTAGTCTCATCGAGGCCTTCGAGTGTCCTCTTCCCTTTAGGTGGGAGGATACGGTAGGTCTTATCTCGGGTCACAACTCGACCTTCTGCTGCCCTAGCTGAACCTAGAAGACTTAGGTCGGCAATCGAGAAGCTACCCCCGTTAGGATGATTGTGGGTAATAATAGAGCCCTCTTCTTGACCTCTAGACTCTACAGGTAGGGAGAACATATTCTCAGAAAGCGTACCCGGCTCGCTTGTGCTGATATCCTCCCCAACTATCTTGCCGTTCTTTATAACAGCGACACTCTCGACTGCATCTGAACGGTGCTTAGATTCCCACTCTTGAGCAACTCTATGACTCCCACTCAGCAACTCACCTCCCCCACCTGGCCCAGAAGCGAACCGTCCCAGTCGATCATGCGATGGGTTGAACTTCTCGCCGACGAAGGTCGTCAGCTCAGTCTCGATCTTGTTCAGCGTAGCTGTTGTCATTCTGTTGCTGTCGTTTCGAGCTTTTTCTTCATTCGAGTGAACGCTGTAAAAGCTTGTTCAGTGATCATGTCTTCGAGCTTGAGTCTTTCGACGTCAATGCCTTCGTCTCCTGCTCTGACTTCGTCGCTCGCTGACTTTTGGTGCTTGAAAAAGTTGATCTCGCGTTCACGATTTCTAGCTTCAGCTTCGCTGTCAAAGCGACCGAGCACTTTGCTCCGGTCGTGGGAGTAGAGTACCCACTTGCTGCCTTCGTGGGAAATCACTTTGTATGCTTCAGCTTCTGCTTCAGAAAGCGAGTCGAAGTGCCCGAGTACTTCACCATCGAGCGTAGTTACATTCCAGCCGCCGTCTGAGTACTGTACAGCCTTTTGAGCAACAGCGGGCCCCTGACCCCCACCGCCACTTGGAGTGGCGGGGCGAGCAGTTGGCGCTGGCTGCGTAGGTTTTGGGGCCCGCTGGGTTACCTGTGGAGGCTGTTTGTTCGGCTGAGCCGTACCTTCAACTGTTTCATCCGTTGTAACGTCCGAGCCACCGAGGTACTGGAACAGTTCTTCTGTCAAGTCGCCTTGATCGACTGCAATCTGCCTGGCTGCTTCTGCTGTGATTTCTGACGATTCGATCTGCAGCTTACGGGTTTCTGCTCGGGTCTTCGCCATGCCAACACGCTGCGTTTCTGCGTCTAAGTCCTGTTCGTGGAACGAAAACTCGACATTTGCAGGCAGAATCGTGTAGTTCATGAGACGAGTGATCAGCTTTTGGAACATGCCGGGACCCTTACCACGTGTTTTCATATGAAGTATTTCTGACTGCTGCGAAGTACCGAGCCCACCACCAGGTAACGGCGCGAGTTCTTGGTAATCGATGCCGAGAGCCATTGCAACTGCAGCGATGTACCACTTCATTGTGACATCGAGGTCGAAGGAGTCGGGCAGACTCGCCATTTCAATAGTATCGTGGGACACTTCTGCTTTCGGGTCGATGCTAGACACCATAATCGGGATCATGTAGCGGAGTAGACCACGTTCATCGGCATTCAGTTGACCTTGGGACATCGCAGCACGAACTTTGTCAGCACTAATGCCGCGTAGTAGGTGGATTGCCCGGTCGTGTCTTCCGCCGACCTTTTCTCCTGTGTACGTCGTAACGTCTTTAATGATTTGAGCAGCGGCTAGAGCTCGCGTCATGACGGAGTACTGCCTACGTAGGAACGGTCCTGCGCTAGATTCAATCGGCGCTGGCACCTCGAAGACAGCCTTGACTTGGTACCACTTCAGTTTGTGCTGCTTGGAGTCCTTATCAATATAGATTACGGGCTGTTCTGGGTTGCCTGTCTGATGGCAACGAGCTGAGTCCAAGTGGTTGACGCCGATAATCGGGGCGGACTCGTTGTCTTGAGCTCGTATGAACTCGATATAAGCACCTGAGTCCTGGTTGTACAAATCGAGGGAAAACTGTACAATGAAGTCTTCCCAGCCCATGCCGAGGTTAGCATTACTGAGCATGTACTGACAAGCTTTGACAGTCCGTGGCGGACCCTTCAGGACATACTCAAACGTAGCATTGCGTACAGCAGCTGACGATACAGCGCTGGAAAGGATGTATTCCTGTGGGAAGAACTCGCGTAGTTGGCGATCGCGTACCTTTAGGTTACCGCCCCACGGCTCAATACCCTGGGCCATTTGAGCGATCCAAAACACGTAGGTATCGGAAGCAATGTTTGCTTCGCCTGTCTGGGTAGCAACAACAGAGCTGCTCAAGGCAGCAAGGTCTAGTGCCTTTTCGGCTGAACCGTCGTCGTTGTTTTTTCGTCTAGTCATGAGCTAAGTATCCTAAAGACTTGACGTCGTGAGAGATTAAAGCGTTTAGCGAGAGCATTCGCTGTATGAGTAGCCTTGAGTCGGACGAGTTCTTTATCGCGAGCTTCATGACGGAGTCGTCTGGCACTAACTGTTGGTAGATCGTAGCGGCAGACTGTCTGAGTACAGTCAAGGCATGTCGGTGACAGTTCACAGCCTGTGTCTGGGTACTCAGACTTTCTGCCCTCAACGACTTGTAGTGTCATCTTTTAGCCCTAGTTGACTGCTGTAAGTTGTCTCGTGACTTTGAGCTCGTAATTCGTTCGTCTGCAGCGGCGAATCTGTACTGCGAGTTCTACGATTCTCGTATTCATCTGTAGTGAGTGATCTTCATCTCATCTACGAATGTCTTGAGCTTCGACTCAAGTTTTGTGAGCTTCGTTGGTGGCGCTCCCGGCCCTCGACTGAGAGGAGCTTCTCTCATCTCAGCAAAAGTCTTGTAGAGAGTATTCAGGTCGTCTTTAGACAGACTCATCCTACAGGCTCCATCTCAACATGAAGTGTAGCACCATCGATCGTAGACTTAGCCACCCGAAAGTTCCCACTAATAAGGGTCTCTTTAACCCACTTATAGTCTTCGTCGTGCTCTCCAATCGGGAGACCTCGAGTATTCTTGAAGTGTATCATAACACTAGTACTCGTATTAGGTCGAGGGTGACCAGCGAATGAGCGTGCTACTCCGACATCTCGCGAAGTCGAAGTAAGCGGGATCGAGTGAACACTCCCAACTTTGAACTCTCCTGCAGTCAACTGCTGTGGTGACTTATAATGGAGAGTCCCTCCTTTGACCACTCCCTCCCCAAATGGAACTTGACCCTCTCTGAACTCAATTCCTCGATACAAGTCCTTGTGTACTGGGCCCGTCTTTGCTCCAGTCATGAGGAGCTTCGCTTGAGCGACATCAGGCCCACCCTTAGCCGTCCCATCAGCTATTCGATTTGCACCGAATCGGATAGCTCGAGCATCTGTCTGGGAGTGAATGAATCGATCTGCGGCTCTCTCCGTCGGGTCCTTACGACGTTGAACATTAGCAGCTTTAGCAGTACCATGGGCAGCAACGATCGAATCAAACTGAGCTCCGACTTTCGGGTCTAGCTTCTTGTTGATAGCCTTAGTCGTTCCGACATCGGTTGTTGACTCACTAGTATAGGTACTTACGTGATACCACCCATCAGCACGTTTCTCGAATGTACTGTGTTCAGTCCCGATCTCGTTTCGAGCGTCGAGTCGAGTTGTCGCACCAGAAGTATCGACGTCGACAAGACTCTCACCAAAGTTACCAGTAGTCCCGTTGAGTATACGATCAACCGTAGCACCTTCAGTCCCGCTACCACCTCCGCCTGGAGCAAACTGCCCTGTCGATTCGCTATGATGAGGGTTGAACTTCTGCCCGATGAACAGCTTTAGCTCGCGCTCAATCGTAGACAGATTAGTCATCGGGACGGTAGTCTGTCTTCGCAGTTGAGGGAGTTTTGTTCTCATCTAGTGTGAGTGAATCCTACCTCTCGTTTCAAAAGTCGTAGACTCGTCTCGCTCACAGCAGCAGCTCCAAGCATTTGTCTGTAGCCATCGACAAGCAGACAACTAGATCGATCTTCTTATCTGGGTGTCTCTTGACGATACGCATCGTCGAGTCCTGGTCCTTCTGGGTCTTCCCGTTTGCGTTGCGAATGTGCTCCTTCAGATCAGGATCGCCGTCGTGTGCGATGCGTTGCATAATGATCAGATCGTGGAGCCTGCGGTCTGCTTCAAGCCGAGCACTCTGCTGTGAGAAGCCTTCAGCCCAGGCTATATCCTCCCTGTAGATCCTCTGCATCATGTCTACTAATTGATAAGCGTCGTAAGCGATGTGGACGACGTTATGTGGGGGAACGTCCCAGCGACCGACTACACAGAGAGGGCAGTCATCATGTATCGCTGGACGATATTGTGTTGGTCTTGGATGCCCGTTGACACATCCGCCAAGACAGATCCAGCGGAGGAAGTCTTCTGGTCCCGAGTAGTCGATAATGCCACCCTTCGGTGGTGTCCACTTCCTACAAGCTCGTACTGCTATGTCGTCGTGTCGCTTAGGATGTCTCGAGACAGCTACGATACCGAAACAGTCTCCAGTAGAAGCAGCATCGACGCCTAACACTATCGGCGTCTTGTCGCCTGGCACCAAAGGCTCCAGGCTAGGATCATAGCAGTTGTTCCAGCTGATCATCGGGACAAAGTCAGACTCATCTCCTACCCAGACGTTACGGTGGAATCTGTTGTATGCATTAGGTGGTAGCTGGGCTTCCTGCTCTCTGTAGTAGCGTTCGCCAGCTACACCCCTGAGCCAGGGCATACGCCGGGCTACAATCTCTTCGTCCCAGTACATAAACTGTCCAGAAGCCTCATTGACCCAGATAGGGATTAAGCTGTTCGGGTCGCCGTGGAGCTCATCGAATGCGTGGAGGAAGTCGTCGTAGGTTTCTCCAACTTCGTTTCTACAGACAGCCTTAGCAAACTCGTCGTTAGTAAGCTGTCTTGATTCTTTGCCCTTATCGTACAAGCTACGAAGTAAGTCACTACCGCCGTCGTAGCCGGCATACGTATCTACCCAACGAATAGAATCTGGCAGAGTGGGCACCGGCGTAAGCTCGTTCCAGAACTCTACCGCCTCCCGAGTCTCGAAACCCCAGAGTTCGGTCCAAAGCGTCAGAGCCGGTGCACCACCCGCTTCACCCGCTGCGTCTACTCCTACAGCTTCGATCTTTGTACCAGATTCTAGACAGAGTGCGTATGTGGTGGCTACTTTCCAGCGATCACGTAGTATGTCTCGCTTCTTGTCATAGCCTGGAGTGAGAGCGATACTGTTCTTAATGAAGGCAAACGCTCGTTCTGTTGCTTGTCTTTCGTCGTTGCCTAAGCAGAGTATCGAGCTGTAACTTGTCTGTGTCTCTGCGAACCAGCGTCCTACAGCTGCGCCGATAGTTGTCTTGCCAGACTTTTTCACTGTGGAGAAGATAATCGTGGTATAAGGGAAGTGGTCTGTCTTGTCTCGCGTGAATGCGAAACGTAGAATCCCTTTTTGGTGCAACATTAGGTTCAAAAGTGTGCGATCTCTGCCAGCTGGGACGTAGAAGTTTGATTCGATCCAGTCGCAGATGTCGTCGTTCTGCCCACTCTCTAAGGTATTCAGCCCTAGTAAATCAGAAGGTCTATGCAGCTTCGTAGCGACGGCACTCACCCTGTCACGTCCCTTCGAAAACTACTGTGACTCAACTGCTGTAACAGCGTATCCATCGATAATCCTGTCGGCACCTTCAGCAAAGCGATGTAGTCGTTCCTGCTCACTCGGAATCACGTTTATTTGTATAAACAAGTCGCAGAAAGGTTGGACGACGTTATTCACAACAGACGTAACGATCTCTCGTCTTTCAGTCACTTCACCTACAGCCAACCTTTCGATCTTCTGTCCGACCTCAGCCAAGCGTACAACATCGTTTGCACCAACTTCGATCGGCGAGTTATCGTCTGTCATCAAAGCAAGCTTCCTTCGAGCAATGTCTTGCATTGCCCTCCCGAGCTCAGCTTGCTTGAGACTCATCGTCTCTTTCGTATCGATAATTGCGTTAGCAATGGGGTCGCCGAGCTTTTTCTCCAGCTCGATAACTCTCTCAACCCAGTTATACGATCGAGAATACTCTTCGATCGTTCCGGGAGCAATCTTCACGCCCATCGCCCTAATGACTTCGACGAGCTTAGCTTGAGAACGAGTCGGACCAAGAAGAAAGTAGTACCCGAGGAAAGTCTCAGCTCTAGCTACGGCCTGTGCCGGTGATCCCAAACACACACCTACCTTCGCTACTTATGATTATACGGTACCCTACTCCAAAGCTCAAGTGTTTTCTCCTCAATCAACAAAGTCCTTAAGTTTCCTTACAGGATCCCGAGGCCTAAGTCGAATGAGTCGTAGTAGTAGTTGTGTCGTAGTAGTAATGGGACCCCTTTAGGGGCCCATTACTACAGCAATTACTACTACGACATCAGTAGGCCTCGTAGTAGTAATTCGAGCAAAAAACCCCTATTATTACTACTACGACAATTACTACTACGACAATTACTACGCCAATTACTACGACAGAGAACACTTGATTCGACTCTCGGCACCCGCTAGACTTTAAGTACGATGGAAAAAGAGCTAGAAGTCGCCATTGACAGCATCAAGTCAGAACACGTTCATCATGTCATTCAGAAGGCAGTCTGGGAAAGAGACAGACTAATTACTCAACTCCGAGTAGAGTCCTTCCTCTCGACTCCTTCGGGCTCGATGTTCACACTCGACGAAATTGCTCGAGAGACGAAGGAAGAGACAGATGACGTCGAGAGAGCCTTAAAGGACCTCGCAGACGAAGTCGAGGGACAGCCAGCAAACCCTCGAGACATAATGGTTTCGAAGGACAAACTAAGATACGGCTTTCGAGGTACACCAACGAAGCACGCTCAGCAAACAGAAGCCCCGACTAAGCGAAAAACAGTCACAGAACGTGTCAGGGACTTTCTCCTTCTAGAGCCAACTCCTCACACTGTCGCCGAGATTATCGCCAAGACAGGAGTATCAGACTCTAGCGTACGAGAAGCTCTCCGTCAGCTTTTACAGTGTAAGCTAGTCCGTCAAATCGACAGGCCTTACAAAAACAGCCCCTACGAGTACCAAAGCTTAGATTTAGATTAAGAGGGAGCAAAACAATGAAACGCACACCGGGACCGTGGACGTACCAAGGTCCGTCGCCTGGCAAAAGCAACATGGACGATGGTGGAGACTATGCTATCGTTGCCGCTGGCTACATCATAGGCGAGGCAGTCTCCAAGGTAGCACGAGAAACGTTTGCGCCTGCTGAAGCCAACGCCCGTCTGATGGCAGCTGCTCCCGATCTGCTAGCAGCTATCAAGCTTATCGTCGACGCCAAGCACAACGGAGAGTTGCAGGTATTCTACAGCGCATGGGAACTTGATATCGATGGTGAAGAACTCTATCGCCAATTAGAAGAGACGTACCGCAACGTAGCAGGAGACGGCTAGAAAACAAGTTGTCTCTCCTACAACTAAAACGATGAAAACCTGCGAAATCCTGCGTTTTGAACAGCTAAAATTCCCTGTACAATTTTTTAAGGACTTTTCGTATAATCGGTCAAGTGACAGAGAACCCTTGATAAGCGTCTCTCTATCATCTATACTTATTATATGGGAGGTAACGCAAAATGACTACTGATGGGTGGACTCCAGAAAAAGTCGCTAAGCTGGCGCGTAGCCTTAAACAAGAGACGTTCAGCAAGCAAGATCTCTGGCGTGCGAGTGGGACAAAAGACTCCGGCTACTTCGCGATTGTCGAAGCCCTTGAGTCTTCAGGCGCTACATTCGAACACGTCAGCCCGAACAAGTGGCGACTACGTAAAGCCAAAGCCGCGTAAGCCTAAGCTCAAACATTGGGGGCTGCCTTCGAGCAGCCCCCAACTTTTTCCCCTACTACAGTAAGGACTTGACCTCTCCCGACGGGGCCCTTTATACTTATAACAACACTTTAGAAAGGAGCTAACAGCATGAACGAGTCAATCAAGGTCGGCGACGAGGTAGGATATCTCACTGATATGAACTGTCGCGCCAGAGTATTATCCGTCGGTCCCGAGTGGTCGTACGTTCGCCTCTCACGTGATGGGCGACAGGACGGCTGGCTTACCAAAAACTGTGTGCGCATCGAGTCAGAGCCAAAATATCACGCACTGACACCGAAGTATAGCGAGGGAGAGACAGTGAAGACACAGGCAGGCTTCGATGTGACGATCATCAAGCCCGTCATTTTCTATTGGCTCAGTAATGGTGGTTGCGGTCGAGAGGACTTATTGTCGCCCGCTACTGAGCCGTGCTCAACGATTCGCTGTCGATTCCCATCACTAGGTAAAGGAATCAAGCATACAAAGAAGTTCGGTATCTATCACTGGGACACTTTCGAACTCCCTGGTCGTGATACGTTTCTCATCGGCGAAGCTGATACGCTAGAAGAAGCAGAAGTCTTTGCTCATAAGCACTATGGTGATCGACTTCATCGAGGTGCCGATCGCGTCGAGATCGTCAACTCGTCGGGA